ACCAAACCAGGATTAGAATAGGAGTACTAATAAGTTGAGTAATATTGTGTTTGTCTTTCATCATTTTTTATTCATACGAATTCGAAGTCGGATTACCAGATTAAGTACTAACTTATTAGTAGAACTGATAAAGAAGCACTTGTTTTCAAATTTAGGCATCATAATAAATTCTGGGCAATATGATTTTTCTATCCTCCAATAGCTTATCATTTTAATTTCAAATTGAGCAATAGACTACCTTATTAAGACGCTTAAATTATGCAACCATTTCAGTAGCGATATAATAGGTAGATATATAGTTACACACAAATGTGATATTGTTATAAGGAGACAATAACACCTATAGGGAAAACTTTGACTAAACTGCACCCAGCGGTGGCATCACATAATTTAAAATTATTAATTTTTTCTTAAATCTATTTATACAAGGATATTAAGAAACTACTATCTCTATGATACAAATCCAGAACTCTATTATACATCCTAAGCTTTTTGTATGTTCACAAGAGAATCAATTGATATATTGACATGATCCTGAATAAGGATATTGTGATTCTTTTTGTTTCTTGAATTTAAGCGATACTGTGGGTTATAATTCTTAGAAGATATATGCAACAATGAGATACACCTATATAATCATCTGACACTAGGTACTATTGTATTATTTCTAAATATGACCAATAAATTATTCTCATGCATGGATGAACTATTTATTATATATTATTATATAATATATTGATTCATGACAGAATATGTTATGCAATAAGTTGGGCTACGATTGACGACAATTATATTCCCTGATTTGTTATCAAATTGTTATTAGTTAATGAGGAGTTGACATCTCTTGGCTACATTTAATCGCTGCTCCAATATATTTAATCCAATACTTAATCTCAGGGTAAGATAAGATAATCGAGCTGACCTGTTCGAATATCCATTTGACCCGCTCTATTTTAAATGTCCGTTTTATGAATTTTGGTGTTGATGTCATAGTGATGTATTCTTTAGTTGTCATAATCTTGCTTATGTTGATGGTGCCCAACTCAATTGTGGTGATTATCATTGCAAGATGAGATCCTTTAATTCGTACACCATTCTGAATCCAGATAGGTATCAACGACCGCACAGTGGTGGTCGCTAATGTAGAGATCTTCCCCTGCATAGATAGATTGTAGGGAGACAATAGGAGTGTAGAGTCTGAGATAGACTCAGAGTATAACAAATTAAATACTTCCTTCAATAGGGTATCAAGAACTGATGTTATCAGTCGAGCTAGATCTTGTGAATTCAAGTGAGTCGTACTGGGCGTCATGTCGTGATAACTTGTAATAATTGTACCACCAATTTGTAATAACAAGGAGTCAGTAGTTGTAAGAGTTATGAGTCGGCGTCCTTCAATGATCTTATCACACAGCTCTGACATCCTGTATGCTATATCATCACAGTTCTTCCATATGCATGTTGTAATCTGATCAGGTACGAGTGTCATACACTGGTCAATTAATCGCCCAATCCTAATGATCTCACGTAAGACAGAATGACGATTTACTGAGCCTGTAGCCGACCCGACTACCAACACTTCCTTCTGTTCTAGATTGCAGTATGCACAGCTGTAGACATTCACACTAGTGAATAGATGTATCATAGCTGATAGGACAAAATGATAACGAGTGGTATCAATGGCATTCACTTTAACAACAAATCTCCCGCCTTTCATGAGACTATGACATCCCAAGATGAAGCAATTTATCAAGCCGATTCTAACTGACTCCCAACTCAGTCCTCGTTCAAACTCAGCTTCTACCACCACTAACTTACATGATAGTGCAGGTACTGTATCTATGATATAATTCACACAATTGTCTGATAATAAATCGGTTGCATCATCAACCTCGTTCCATAGCGTGCAAAACTGTTGTACAAAGCCGTCTTTACACGGGATCCCTGCATCAAGGTTCTGGTATACAGTTGACCTTAGAAATTGAGTTGGAGATGGGCCATAATTTCTCTGAGGAGGGTTCTGAGAGCTTGAGAATAGGGAGTTGTACCAGATAGTATGACTTGGTTTCACAAACTCAAAGAATGACATAACTGCACCACTCCCTTCTCCTAAATATAATGCATCTCCTTGAGGCATTCCTCTAAAGAACTCAGATGAATATAATCCAGCATATTTATACCAACTTGTAGAAGAGGTACCAACAGATTTAAAAAGATGTCTTCGTAATTGTCTTTGAGATAGACTAAATTGTGAACTTCCTGACGGACTATCTTGAATTGATAGTTCGGGAATATACGAAAGTGACCTCCCGCAACTAGTCAGATCAACCGAGAAAGACAAAGAGTTACTAATCAGTGGATCTTTACAAAAATCTTTTGATGTTGCAGCAGAGATTTGGTCAAATTCTAAGTCTTGAGTGTACAATTCCTCCAATATCGATTTAATTAAAGGATCTGACCGGATATTGGCAAGAATTTTACGTGAGAGAAAATAAAGATTGGTAACAATGCTATCAATTTTTGGGTGAATCGTAAGGGATATCATCCTAGAATAGACTACGTATGTGTCGCCTTCAATGTGCTCGGAAGATAACAGGAAATCTGTTAAGACTTGGCACTTCTCAATAGGGGTCAGGGACCGAATTAAAGGAAGAGGTCTAGAGCTAGGGTATAACAGAGTCATCAGGCACATTCTTCTTGCTAGAAGTTGCTCTGCCTTTGGGCCAAGATCACCATCAAGCTGGTTAGGTAATAAATATGTTGGTTCCTCACCTGACTCCAATTCTGTTAAATAAATTGATGCCCCTCTATGAATTATCTGTCTAGTGAATTGGATAAAATCACACGTGGCCAGATGAGGGGCGTTCATTGCTGGTATCAGACCGGATATACTCAGGCGACGGAATATCTCTTTGTGAGTCAATGTAATTGCAATATTAGCCAGTTGCAAACCCGGGATTCGTTGTAACGCTTGGTCGATGTATAACAAGATACAATCTTTTGTTCTAATCCTCAAATAGTACATCTGATATGCTAAGGCCGAGCACAGTTCATACCCTAGCATTTTAACCAAGTAACGTAGATCACAACCTAAAGTTTCACTTATCCAGTTCACACTGTTGTCATAAGTTATAATTGCATCGTTCTTAACAGAGGAGTGACCATAATCTGCCACAACAGATTCAATCATTAGCTTTGCAACACATCGAGTTAATAAGAGGATCTGACCTAATGGATCTTCATTATCCAGATTCAGTTCATTGAATCTAAATTCCCTACGATACAATTCAGGAGCTTGTGACTCAGGCACTGGATTGTGGTCATAAAGGAACGGGTTTTGTGGAGTCGAGGTAATTGCTGGAGCATGTCTATTAGGAGTGACTATACTGCCTGATTCTACTTCTCTAATACAGCACGAATTCCCAGTGTGGAGATGTAATGTGCAAGTGTCGTTAACAAATGAAACATATATTGGATATAAGGTCTCAAATATACCTAATCCCAATAGCATAATTTGTTGGTAGATTAAATTAGATTCAACTGATTGATCATTAATGACAACTCGTTGCTCATCATTGCAAATGTGAACATATGACGATAGTCGTGCAAGAGATGCTGGTGTGAACTTAACAGTGCTGACCCCGTCAATTAAGCGATGTTGGATATTAGATGAACTTGGAATAGGACAGAGTATCCTTAGTTCATTCAGTGTGATGTTACAGCGAGCTTTGACAATGGTATGGATTTGTTCCCAATTTTGATCAGTATCCCCGTATGCCCATATGTAAACTGAGGCAAGTCTCAATGATGCTCGAAGATGGTTAGTCATCCCTTTTATAGTGCTAAGTGATGCGGCTCGTCTCTCTTCAGTCTTAGAACCAACATATGGAACTCGCTGTGCAATATCTGACTGGCTTGGATCCGATAGGTCGATAGGTGCTGGCAAATAAAACCACGTGAATTTTGAGTCACCTAATGCACATTCTGTACAGCGTGATGTCCTCGTAATTAGGCAGCCGGATACCAATTCAAGTGTATCAGGAGTCGTGATTCCAGATATCCTCCTCCCATTTAAAAGGTTGCTCCATGAAGTTGCACGAGTAAAGTCTGCCAAAGTGACACTGCATGTATCATGATGAATCAGACCTGTCTCCCATAAATTAAGGGGGTCAATTCCTTCAGGTTGTGGGTGCAGTATATTGTCATGCAAAGCAATCAGATAATTAAGTGAATAATCAGTAATCAAATCTAACTTCTTCCTTGATATCGGATGATGATTTAGAGCATGTCTTACGATTGTTGGAGTTGTGTCAATCAGACCCTGAATGTGTCTCCTACGGCCCAACACTGAGTTGTCTAAGATGACATGTGCAACACGAGGAAGGACTACCTCTCGATCCAATAAAAATTGACATAGATCTCCTTCCTCTTCTACTTGTGTATCAATTCTCACACCTGACAATAGTGGGTTAGATGAATGGTGAAGTAAGGATCTTTGTGTGTGTTTTTTAAGGTATGTCAGTGGCAGCTGAATGTATGGAATATTAAGAGCATACGGATCCATGCAGAGAGTGACCCATGAACCATCTCCTGGAGTGCGTAAAACTATGTTACGTAACACATACCGATCTAACAACCCAGCAGATATATACATCTTGATATCAAATAGTGAACAAGTAATTGGGTCCCCTATATTTCGTGTAAATAGTCTTGCTAAGTTCAAGAAATTGTAACCTCCTGTCTGTCCGGGGATTAACACAGCTTTTGCCAGGTTAAGCGGGTGTTTAGATCCAATAAGTTGTTCTGCTGCTGTATAGTCATTTGTAATTGAATAAGTTTCATCAAACAGAAGTTGTCTTGTAATAGATATTAAGTTCAGGATGAATGCTGTATCCTTTGGGAATCCATTCTCAATCAATCGTGCGACTGTAGATGAGATGGTACTACATGATGCCACCGTATTCTCCCCAACATGGTCAGATACGAATTGCAATTTTAAAGCATTCTTTAAAGACTGACTCAGGATTTTGCCTTCAAAAAATATCCTCTTGGAGTATACAAAGAAAGACTGACTCTTAATGGTTTCCTTGAGTTTCAGGTTATGTCCTAACCCAAAATTAATCTGCTTAAATTCATTAAAAAATGTGTCTCCTAAATTATCCAATTCCTCACTGACAATAGAAGCATTCTCCCCCTTCTTGATTTCTTTAGTTATTGCAATAACTTGATTGTCTCCTTGGACCATACTAGCTACACGACAGCCAACCTTTGTCGCAGCACAGTTAATCGCGCTAATTGAAATCATAGTCCACATTTTTTGACACAATCCTTCAATTCCTCCTCTAGGAGACACGATGAAGATGTCATCATTCTGCTGATCACGTAGGTCTTGAGAATCCAAGACAAGAGGTGGATTAAAGGGATCCCCCACAAACATTGTAGTATTCTGCAGGCGAAGATGATGCCACTCGTAACCATGTGGGATACCAAATAGCTGATTCAAGGCCATAGCAAACAATTTAATTGATTCGTACCTCCAGTTGAGACAATATTTTTGCAAATCAGTGGTCAAAAAAGTAGCTATTGTGATTTTCTCCTTTCTAATCCCGTGTAGATTTCTTTTGTAATCATTTTTTGAACAACTATCTAGGGAATCGTGATTGATGAATTGTTTGTCTATGTTTAATCTTGATTTCTTAATGTCACCTTCACGCTTGATCCTAGGTGAGTGCTCAGCTACCCTAGGAGATAGTTGAGACATTGCTAGTAATGATTTTGTCAGAGCTAGTTGCTCCATGGATACTCCGTTTTCAGCAAAGAAATCACAGACATGCTCAGCAAGGAGAGCTTCTAGTAAGACTTGGCAGCTTCTCATTTTCCTCGTAAGTTTTGCAAAAATGCGTCCATCAGTTTTTATTTCTTTCTCTTTCAGGGAATACGAGGCACAGAACTCAACATCATCCAGGTATGCCATTGAGGTGACATATTCAAATTCCTCTTGAGGGTTAAAATCACTGGATTGTAAGAAATCAAGAAGAAGTCTGTTTGTTGAATCAATTGCATATCTTGATTCATTCTTACAGACAGGGAGGAGGCTGTGTCTAAATGAATTTAACCACTGAGACTGTGGTCTACTAATTGCTTTATCTTTGAGAAAACAACTTAAGTCTGCACCTAAATCGAAATCAATACTTTTCTCAAACTCTAACAGACTGAGTTCGCGATAATGCTGTAGAGCTGTACTATACGGGATCTCAGCTGCATCTAGATATAGAGTATTTATATGATCAGAGTGTATTGAATCTTTCCTAATATTCGGCCACAGACCAGAATGACTCTTGCGATAGCCATTAATGATTTGGGCCTTGAAGAATGCTAGAACTTGGAAAACTATGTCCAGATTGATCATTTTTGGTGCACACATCGAATCTCTAACTTTTTTGGCAGCTCTCCTGGCACTCAATAAAGGATGGCCCCAAATTCTCATAATACACAACATCTCAGCAGCTTGATCTGTAGTCAATCCTGAGTAGATTCCTCTTATGATCCGTATGAAATCCAAGACACTCTTAGGATCCAATTTGGATTTCAACTCCTCTTCTATTTCAGATAAAACAAAAGAAAAGAATTCACCTGCATGATTGACGCTTCTGTCGTGTAATTGGACTGCCCCATATGCAAGGGACTCTAGTGAAGCTATTGTGTTATAGACATCATTCCCAACTTCTAACGCCAGGCGGTCAATAAGTTCAATTAGTAAGTCGAGCTTAGGTACAAGGGGCAATGTAAGGGGGTTAAGAGGAGCTATAGCTAGTAAATTATTCCGCCCTTCTACTAAGTCAGTGTACATCAATACCATCTCAAATGTCAGGATTGTGAAGTAATTTCTTTCTGTGTTAATTAAAACAAGAATCTCCGGAAGCACACCAATCAACCAGGTAGACTCAAAGAACAATTGGTAACTACAGTTCGCAGGCTGGGACCTGAATCCGCGAATGAGATGTCTCATCACCTGCCTCACATAGAGCCAAAACATCAATGGATGGCTCCATTTTGTAGACTCAAACACGGCTGGGTTCTCAATAAGGTCATCCGCACATAAGTATAATGGATCCTGCTGACCGAGATCATTGATGACTGAAAAGAGACAATCAGTTGAAGTAAGTTTCCTTGATAGTTTTAGAAAGAGTGACTTATATTGTGTGCTTTTATCCTTAATTGTACGATATAGAGTCTTCTTACATTTCTCCATGAACCCAATCCCTAGTGTGGTCTCAATGGTAGTGAGATCAAGCAATGTCCGGGGGTGGACTACTGGAGTGATTGAATTGATTAACAATCCTCTCTTTTTAAGTCCAGCGATAATTTTGTCTTTGAAGAAAGAAAATCTCCTGGCAGTTTTTGATTCACGTCTCATAATATCATCCCATCGGGTGTACCAGTCATCATACTCATCTGTTAGCTCAGCTGGGAGAGGCAATCCTAGAATTTGCCAGTAAAATTTTAGCTTATTTTTGACTATTGGTGAATTTAGATGAACTTCAGGCAATATAATTTGATCTGATTGTTTAACTTCCATTTCGGAACACTATCGGGGCTTCGCCCGCATATTATATTATCATGAACATATTTCTCACATCGAGGTATATCTCAATGTTAGTTACCAACAAGTTTTTTATTAAAATAATCGACTCCTTGATAACTTAACAGATTACAATTAAGGGAATTAATGTGTAGATTGCTGCATGATTTAATTGCAGTTCCAATGATGATTGTTTTTATTTTTAACAGGACATAGGTTCCAGAAATCATACAATTATATTATGTAGGTTTTTTTATATTTTTTACAATATGATGTTGGTAATATATTCCCCAGTTAACTCAAATAGTCATCTACAGGGAAAGACTATCTAAAAGCTAATTATCATGTCAATATTCAAATCCATTGATAAACATATGATTCTCGGTTTAAAACAATTTTATTAATTATATATGCTATATTCAATGATTGATTCCCAGTCTAAATCAAAAATAACCTAAATAGTTCCAGATCAGCCATTTAGCTTCAGGAGTGATCCAATAATAATTGGTAACCTAATTATCCGTAACAATTCTTTAAAACTAATATTAACTTAAATCAATTGAGCATGCTTTCTTACGAGTAAACTAAAGATACTTTAACCAAAAGGGGTACAATTTTCCAGGTACCCAAAAGATTCTCTTGTAGTTCAATGATAATTAAGCAATAAGTTTGTGTAGTTATGGTGTCCTTAAAGCAAGTAGTTGTTGAATATGATGCTGGAGTCTGGTCAGTAAATAACTGTACTGACCGAGCCCACTTGTTTGGCCCTGCTACTCCAAAGTAAGGAGCTGTTCTTGTTGTAAATGCATTAAGGAATGCACCTGCAAAAGTAGGGTTGGTGGCTGTCCTGTTCTCAATAGCTAATGGTGATAACGGCCAAAGATCTTGATACACACCGGTCACACAAACTGCAGGACAAACAGCAGGTCGTTCACAATATCCTTTCTTATTAGTAGGTCTCGGGAATTTGGACAATGGGATAGGCGATAAGTCGAATACCGAATTTGTCTCATTAATTGAGATGATGGATTCCGGAACTAAATAAACAATTCCAACTGGCCACCATGAACTTGATCGTTGGTATAGAAGGAGTGAGTCACCTTGCATCACTAATCTACTTTCTGCTCCCATCATTACTGTAGATGTATTAAAGCGTGCTATGAGACACCTCCCTAGCAATTCTCTATCATAATGGCAGACCATCACTCCTTGAGTAACAACTCTCCCAGCGAACCAAGAAGGCCGATATGCAGCTCTTAATGTCTGTACAACCTCGTCATATGATTTATTACATGACACCCATTCATTTTTTGTGTACAAGGGATGGTTAAGATAAGATGTTAGATTCAGCTTTGTCTCATCTAGACCTCCATAAATTGGGAACACAAGTCTATCTTTTAAAAGTATCCCTGATCCGACTCCAGGGTAGTTCGCAGTCCACAAATCTCCAAAAATCCTGGGATCAAGTTCCTGTTCAGAATATGATCCATTAAAAAACAACCGACCATGTACCATGGGTGTCGGATTAACTGACTTATAATCTTGACTCTCGCTTTCTGTGACTAGAGAACAGAGGACATCACATCCATAAGAAGAAGCAATTATACTGCAGCTTTTCCTATTAAGCTCGTCTGCCAACAAGATACTTACTGTCGTTAGAAGAGAAGGCTCTTTATTAGAGCCCTTATATAAAATCCCACCAGAGATATACATAGAAGACACACCATGGTCTTCACACCCTGAAGCTATAGTATTATGTGTATAGCACCAATGAGACTCGGCCAAATGGAAAGATGGTATTCGTGTACACCCCTTTTTGGTGGTTGGTCCGGGTATGAAACTAGGGTGTTCAATAAATCCTGATATTGTTGCATTTGTCCAATTGAGTTTGTCAGAAGGAATAAGCGGCTTATTAATACCTCCTACATAATCCTTTGAGTTCTTTAGCAGGAGTCCAGGTGAAAGAGTGCCAAATGCCATCTGATTAATAGCAGCAGTAAGCCGATTGATTTCTGAGGTCGCAGATTGTTGAATTTTATCTAATTGAATAGGTATATTCAACTGAACTTCTCTATTTATACCAGGAAGATAGGATAGCAGCGGGTTGAGTTCACTTGATATAAGTGATGAGGTGGTTTTAGGATTCTCTTTTATTAGAGAAGGAAGATGTTGATCACGAACTTGAATTGTAATAGCCAGTGCAGAAATGCTGATACACAGCATGGTAATTTGGAGTATAATAAGGACCACTCTGAAGAACTGTCGCCATGTATTTTTGATTTCAGGTGAATCAGCTAAGTAATCAAGGCTCCTAGATCGGTCCATGACGGCTATGCTTTGGGTCGTAGTGTCCAATCAGGATTCCCCAATGATTGACAGGGCTAGAGGGACCTGAGGATACAATCCCCCGTTCGCCCGCATTCAGGGAAGTTTTTTATTAAATCCTAATTATCTAAATCAATTTAAAATACCGCAATAAATAATTGCAATCAAAATGAGATAGTTGAATTAAATTGGTCATTGTTTAAGTATATGAATCTAACCAGAAAATACTTTGATCCTTGATCGCATTCAGTAAATGGAGCACTCAGAGAATTATGGAAAATAGTGACTGTTCACATATTAGTGTGTTTGACATGACAACTTTGAAAATTGCAACGCCTAAATACTGCTAGAGCTAGTTGATTCGTTTTTATATACATTTTTATCAGCTACATAAGATGCATATGCAGATTTAGCTAGTCGTCCTATAGAGTTTAGATTTCTTGCAGCATATATCGAGTAGATGGTAAGAGCCAACAGCCATAAAATTAGCACCACTCCCATTACAATTAATACAATAATAGATGTATTGTTCACCAATTTTGGGTTCAGTGATGCCAGAATTTGGTTACTCGTATTGATCAATTGTCCTACCTTATCTAAAGTTTGATTCAATGAATTTAATTCATTACTGATATCGATAGGGGTAGAGGGCGCAAGTTGGTCCTCTGATACAGTAAAGTTAACCTTGTATTCATTAGCAATAGATGCTTGTACAATTAGTTCTATATCTCCTATCTGAACTCGTTTACACAAATCTTTATCAATTACTGTGACAGCAACATCCCGGTCTTGTCTAATTATGTAACTAGGATTAGTACATCTACATAATTCTGCAAAACAATTGGCAACAACGACACCATTGTATGTTACTATGCGATGAGAAAGTATAGTTAGCTGTGATGTATATATGCACTGATCAATTCTACCCTTGAGGCATTCTACAGTGGCAGTTGATATTGGCATTGACAAAATTTGAGGGCAATAAAAAATATCTGATGACTCTTTGCAATCAACAATACTGAACTCTTCAATGTGATTGTCACTTATGAGCAAGTACTCAGGCACCAAGGGAGTTTTCTCAAAACCTCCAACTGATGAGCTAACTGTTGCCAGCCTCATAATAGAAAATCGTGAGAGAGATGATATGGATGGAATGGATACCTTAATAATTATGGTCTGGATTGATGCATCATATGACACAATCTGCCCATTAATTAATCCACTATCATATAGTGACTCAATTTCGTTATCCTGTGCACCAATATATTGTAAGAAGCTTCCCATTGTGTCTCCTGCAAGAGTATACAATGCCTGAAGGCTTAAGGGTGTTAATGCTGGATTCGTTATCTGATCCCCAAATATAGTGGTTAACTCAATCAAATATAGATTTAACTGAGAGGCCAACTTATTTGCATTAACTCGACACTCTAGCTCTGACAATGAGGGGAGTATTTCATTATTTATATATCCTTGGATCTTGTCTACTGCGACTCCCAATGTATTTACGCCCTCCTTTAACTCTAATACAGCCTGATTTGTTGAAGAAATCGCTTCCTTGAGTTTCCAGATGGCTTTTGCATTATCCTGAGCCTGTACCATCGCCAAAGCAGCAGTAATTTGGGCAGAAGTAGCAACACCGAGAGCAACTGATCCTATCACGGCACCCACAAATCTTTTTGTCCCACTATCTGTCCCCTCTTGAATTCGCATTAGATTATCAGATATAGGTTGAAACATTCTTGTAATTGTTTTATTATAGTTACTAACAACTTCTTGACTACATTCAGTTAGATTCTTTGGAAGAGGGGGTAACATGCGCACTGTCAGATAACCTGAGATTGAATTAGTGTATACGCTGAGACTCTTAGAATATATGGGTACAATTCCGGCGCGCAGTAATGACCGGTCGGCAATTGGGTTGTCTGTTGCAGAGTATGGTATTATGTAAGATAAGATAATCAAAATACATTGTACAGTTTTGATAGAGGGAATAGTCGACAGACGGTTGTTTAGGCATGTGCCCATGGTTGCGTGTCAACAGGGTGTATGCAGTCGGACAGAGTCGTGTGTGGTATGTGGGGCACGATGGATGGAGGTGTGTTGGGTGGGATGGATGTGGTGATCTAGATGAAGCTTTGGGCATGAACAGTGGTAGTGCAAGTGGAGTCACTACTCACTTCTTCGCCCGCATATTAATCGAGTTTTGTGAATAAATTTACCACAAATATTTTTTTGTAAATCAAGTCAACAATACAGTTTTATACTTCTTTGAAATAATATTGAAAGAGTGGAGTGATTCCCTGGTTGTTATAATCAATTAATCATATAGTTAGGTATTATAATATAATGATCATCTAGCTAGCTGTAGGATGAGCACATAATAGGGGCTGTGATAGGAATTTAAGCATGCTTAGTTGAATCTGTTTTGAGGCCTGAGATGATGAAGTGAATTTAAACTAACACCCACATGACTGAGTGATATACAAGAAGAGAAGGGATTGGATTGTAATGACAAGGAGCCCAATACTGTAGTATATACCAAGGGACAAGCTGCGAATATAGAGACACATTAATTCGTATGTATGAATGACTAGTGTAATTACTTTTTGAATGAGAAGAACTGTTTATGCCCACTGTTCACGATCTTAGAAGTGGATGGTATTTCGAGATCACTACCAGTTAGGATATCATTCTTCATGCTGCCTTGAACAATGATGTTTGCCTCAATTATCTCACTAGAACAACTCCACATAATCTTTGCAATCTCAGGAGCTAGCTTGTAGATTGGGTGACATGCAGTCTTGCTAGTAGAAAAGAACCCAAGTGCGTACTTACTCATAGTCCCATTTGCCCTCACTATAACAGTGGGGCCCCATAAGTCTTCTAGAGAAACAGCTAATGCCATTCTCTTAACCTTTTCTGTCACATCCTGGATACTCCTGAGTGTCCCTTTCATATTCTTCTTTGCAAAGTTACAAAGGTGAATCCATACACTTCCTACTCCCCCTTTCTCATGCTTAATAAGAAATTTGAGTTGAGGATTATCTGGGGTTAGATGCAAGAGAATTTTAACTTCTAGGTTGACAGCTATCAGGTGGGGATTTCTTATCTTTGAAATTGACTCGTTTACCCGATATAATTTTGTTTGATCAAGTCTAGTGACACTTACAAATACTACTCTGAATGAGTATTCCATATTTGTTGTAAGCTTACTAGGACATTTGACAAAAGCCTCAGCATCCAGGATTACTCCTCCATTAATCAGCAGCTTATTTGCGCTAAGAGCCGCAGGCTTATTGACAAATTTGAACACAACTCTCTCCTTGCTATCAACATTCTTAGAGATGAGGACTTTAAGTGTATATGAATCCTCAATGAGCCTGTCGATATCTTCCCTTGGATTGACACACCCAAGCGGTAAGAGAGCCGCAGTGACAATCTTAGGGTGCCCGCCTTGATGCTCAGAGAAGAATCGAGATTTCCCTTGGATTGTACTTGTGTATGATTCCTCAATGAAGCCATAACAAGTTAAAAATAATCCTGTCTCTTTGCTTCCGAAGATGTCTCCTACAGATCCAATTCTATACTGACGTTGGAGAGTCTTCTGTCCATCTTGACCTCTTTCCACTATTATCGGGAATGCTAGCAACTCAAGATCGGGGTGTCCTGTTGGGATTGGGAGATTTATTTTCTCAGTGGGATGATCTAATGACATGATTGTGTGGCCTTTGTAGCGTGATCGAAGAAAATTGAAATTGAGTGAAGCGGGTGTTAAGGTAGGTAATTGCAGTGAATTGCAGGATAGGGCTGCTCAGTGATTAACACCGAACTTCGCCCGCACTTTGTTTTTTATTAAATATTTAGAACAAATTAAATTATATGCATGAAACTCAAGAAAGATTGCCACTCTAATCATTAATAGTGTCATAATTATTCTAACTGAATTTGCTTATCTTCACCTAGAATCAGACTTATAACTATCTAGAATATAGTAGGGTCATTATAACACCGATGGCTTAACTTTCTAGATTTAATCCTATAATGGTCTAACTTGCTCTCTAACAGTAGTATCTCTTCCAAATAGCCTGCTAAAACGATTGACATTCTATTTGCTAGATCTAACATTGCTCATAACTTCTATATAGCTTACCATTAATTACCAGATGTAACTTAATGAATCTAGAATGTTATATCTTCAAATAACTATATTTTTATAAATTTTATTCCCCGTTAAGTGGATATCATCAAATCAGAAAATCTCATTTATATTTAGGGGTTAGATCAGGTACGGATATAACAGTTAATTATCAAAAGACTTAGGAGTTCATTATCTGTGTCTTGAGTCGTTTTAATCCTTCCTTGGTAGTGGTCTTTTCTAACAGTTTTATGAACCTATCTCTCTTGTTGTCAGGCAACCCTACTGTGTCAATGAGTGCCCGAACTGCTTCTTTATCATGATCAACAATACGTGCTTCTGGTTCTTTACTGGTTGTGTTTGATTGTGGGTCCCTCATTGGACGTGCAAGTTCATCTAAACGAGCCACTCCCTGATCACTCACATAAGGGGATGGGTCGCCTATCCCTGTTTGGACGACTACCCTAGGCTGAATTTGTCTTTTCATTTCACTTAGTGAGGAAATTGAAGCATGTCCTGGGTCAAGAACCATGATGGAGGCCATTTGTGTGCTGAGTAGACCAGTAGTTGCCTTTAACTGCATCACATCATTTTTAATACCTGGTATTTGTGCTGTCAGCTTCATGACATCAGATAATCGCTCTTCTATTTTATCCAATTTTTGTAATATCGTTAGAAGAAGATCATGATCAGGGGTAACACATGGTACATGCTCTGGGGCAGTAACCACACCTGCATTGTTCTCTAATTGGGTTTGCCCTGATGGGTGCACATTTTGGGTTGCACCAGGATTCAACAATATATTGGTTCCCTTCACTGCGGAGGATATATTCTCTCCGATGCCCCACTCTTCCAATTCCGGGGAGTGATTTAATGATTGAGTCGTGTTGATTGATAGTCCAGACTGGTGTACGGTATTGGACACTGGCTGAACCTCTTGATGCCCTGGAGTGGTCGGAGTCATAGCCGGCATCGGTGTCAGGTTCGATCTGCTCTTCTCCTGATTCCGTTGAGTACTGATCGACCCCCTTCTTAAAACCTGATTCTGCTTTCATTCGTGAAGCAGTTTTATCAAGGAACCTGTCAAGTTGGGTCCCAATTGCACCTTCTTTTATTTGTGATTTGATAACTGACTCATCAATGGGTTGTTCTTTTGTGATGGTGTCGTCTATATGAGGGAGAGATGATGGATTCTGACTTTGATGTCCCTCTGGTTGTGCTGTCCCAGACTTAAGTGTGGGCTCGGAATTGGCGTTCTTGGCTGTGGACAGTGAGCTGATCGGTCCCATTTCGGCAGTGCTGGATGATTCTGATTCCCATGCCTGAGTTAAATTGGAGGTATTTCCACGGGGAATCGCAGATTTGCCGACAGTGGATTTGGGTTGTTGGGAGGCACGTTGTATCTCCGTTATCACCCGCTCACTTTGATTTAGGAGATCTGAAATCTCTTCATCATTAGTAAAATCCATGATGAAATGCCAATGCCTGGGTGGGTCACGTGAACCAATCCCTTTCGCCCGCATAATTCCCTTATTGTTTTTTATTAAATCTTATATATTGATGTAGTACTGAGTTATTATAATTATTCCAGCTATTATGAGGTAGATATGATTACAAACTAATTATTGGTTGTTTCAAGCTCATCTGTCTTATATACAGGTTATTATTAGATTATAGATGTCACCTCCATCATTGTCATATCATGTTAATTAATTTGAAATTCCAGTAGACTTACAAAGATGAGTTACTTATTACAGATCCAGCTCAAATGTAGTATTTATGAATTCATTGAACTTCTCACCAGATATATATATTAAATTTCTGTCTCGATTATATGTCACAGATTTTTAAAGCAAGTAAAGTTATATTCCTAGGTTTGGATCATCATCATCACGTTCAAGCGGTGGCATATCATCATTGTCATCTCCCTGGGGCAGCTGGTCGGCTTGTCCATTAGGATTGTTGTTGCCTCCATCATTCATGAATCTTGGTCCTGCATTTGCAGGCAATGGCAATTCATCTCCTTCGAGATTGCTCACGAGCTCTCTGACCTGCCTGCGAGCCTCTTCTGTCAATTGCATTTCTTTCGCCATATCTTCATCTAGTGCACCCTGCTGCTGTTGAGCTGACCTAACTCCCACTCTATAGTAGTTGTCATTGAGGAACTCCCGAGCAAATTGATAGCGTGTCACACTTGCCTCCAATACATTCCCGACACCCATTGCATATGAATATAGTAATGAGTAGTTTGATGGTGCAAAATTTCCCATATCTGGATCCTCAAGAAAGGCCATGTATGGAGCATTTTCTCCCTTCATTTTATAGACCCTGATTAGAGAAGATATCTTTCTCAAATCTCCCGCTAATGCACTCATAGCCAGAGCAGGATACTTAGTCCCTAATCCAAACCTCAGGGTCAGGAAGAAAGCAGTTAATCCTGCATTCTTTACATAACCTGATACATCGCCTACCATTGCATAATACCTAGTTGTATTATCTCCCATCCCATTAGCCCTCTTTATCTCTGCTATCATGAAATGCCGCAATACTAGGCTGCCTCGAATCACACGCTGGATTTCTGCTCGCAGCGCCGGATGGATAGTAAGCCTGCGATTTAGACGTCCTTGTTGCTGGTATTTTGCCAGACGCTTGTTTTCAGATTCAGCTGCGGTCTCAGGTGCAGTCATGCTCTTGATTACAGCGACCCATATTTGCACGGCTATGCTGTAGATGTAATCAAGTAATTCTGCCATATCAGTAGGCACCTCTGTTTCAATGTGAGGATCTAAAAATGGGTTCCGATTAGGATAGACTGCAGCTAAATCTACTGCCTGCCGTCTTAGCCGGTCTGCACGCTGTTCGGTGATTCCACTTCGTGCATTAAATCGCAGTGTCCCATCCGGCAAGCTCACACTGTCTACCTCTAAGAACACTAAAGAAGCGTCAGCAGCTCTGGCTGCAAGTGCTGCATGTGCCCTCATGTTCTCTGTGTGTACGCTCAAGATCGAGAGAATGGCTCCTTGCTTCATTGGTATAGTAGTAGTGTCACTTGCTATCCATCTAAGACACATACAAACAAAATTCCACCTCTCTTCAGGTTCATTGGACATGGTGACACAAACTGGGATCTCGACTCTCAAAAGTGCGGAAGAACCAGCATCTTGTCGTCTAGGTGAAGGTTTAACTAATTGATCTTGGAGTGAGCTGTACTCTCTCAAGGCTTGAGCCATTATTAGAGGCAGACAATCTGAGCAAGCGAAGTAAAAGAAGAGCTTGTCTCCGATATCGGACTCGAACTTCCCCTACTTCGCCCGCACTACTTCGATAATTTTTTCTACATCTCACGTCGCCAGTGTGATCCTGGTTTGGT